CAGCAGATATCAGACCGAGGCATATATAAGAAACATGCCCTGATCAAGAACCTCACGATTTTCTAGCACCACAAACCCAAAACAATAGGAGACTCAGATGGCAGAAGAAAAAGCAAACACGCAAGCAGAGGTTATCAAGGTACCGAGGGACGGAGCAGCAGAAGTTGTTGCACCCAAGGCTGAAGTTGCGGCCCCCAAGCGCACCGTGCAAGAGCTCACCGAGAGCGAAAGGCTCATGTTCAGTGAGACAGAACGGGTTTACCTCAAGGCACAGATTCAGATCAATGCATTGAGCCAGCAGACCCAGGGCGCACAGAAGAAATTCCAAGACGATCAGCAAACGATGATCAAGAAGTATGATATCAACATTGCTGAGATGGTCTTCGACAATGTGAATTTTAAATTCGTCAGCAATAAAGGTGTAGTTTCCTTTGATGGCGGCAAGTAAGGAGCCAGTATGGCCGACTCAGTGAAATCCAAGGACTCGGAGGAGATCTCCGAGTCTATTATTATCCGCAAAGACCAACCCGTGAAAATCAATCGCGGCGAGAGTGGAAAATTCAAGAAGCAAGCCAAGACCATGCCGAAGACGCAGGACTTGACTAGACTCTTCAGAAACTTGCTCAATCAGGCTGAAGCTGGACCAGATGGCTTGATGACACGCGGAGATAAATCTCGTAACCGAAAACTGTTCGACAACATAGTAAAGATAGCCCTGGCCGATCCATTTCAGGTAGTTTTGGATAAACAGGGAAGAGTAGTCCTCAAAGAGGACGGTACACCGTATACTTTCTTTGATTCCAAGGCAGGTATGACATCTGTGCAGGCCTTCAAGGAACTCTACATGCGTTCTCATGGACAACCTGGGAAGAGTGATGAAGAGTTGGATGCCCTGAAGACAGGTGGCGTGAAATTTGTCGTGATTGCTCCACCTTCGGATATGATGAACAAAGAAGTTATCGAGGATAAGCCCAAGGAAGCGCTGAAGCCAGCCTTCATTGAGGGTGAATTTTCAGAAAACAAGTAGGGACTCAGCATGCCAAGGAAAAAGGTTGTAGAGGAGAAGGCCCGCCCCTCGTATTTGAATGCGGACGGAACCTTAGAGATCTCCAAGATATTTCAGCATCAGGCTAAGCAGACTGAATTACTGCAGACACGTACGCGCGACGGTGTGCCCTATATTATGACGGTCGCCCCGCAATGTTTAAGTGTCGGCGGCTTCCGTTCAGGCAAAACTGTCGGCTGGTTGATGTACTTTGTCATGAATTATTCCCTGGCATTTGAGAACTGCGACATCCTCGTGCTACGGCGCACCTTCAAGGAACTGGAATCGGGCGCGATTAAGGATTTTCTCACCTTCGTACCACCTGAAATCTACAACTACGATCAGACCAAGCACGTAGCAACATTCAAGAATGGATCACGCGTAGTTTTCGGCCATTGCCAGAACAACAAAATGCGTGACATCGAGCAATATTTAGGACAAGCGTACTGCGCCATCCTTATCGATGAGTGCGGGCAGTTCTCACCCGATGCATGGATGATGCTCTACGCTCGTAATATCGTCAACGCAGCCTGCAAGGCTAATGCGCACGGACATTTTCCAATCCCGGTCATAGTTGGGTGCACAAATCCACTTGGACCTTATTACGAATACTATCGTACGGTGTTCGTGCAGAAGGAACCCTTCGATAAACCTGAGAATGCCAAGAAAGATAACAACGGAGCATGGTGGGTATTTGAAAATGGGGAAGCACTTTGCGTCTATGACCCATCGTTGTATGCTTATCAGCGCTCGACCGCTATGGATAACCCCAAGTTTCTCGCAAGGGACCCTGGCTTTCTAGCGCGCATGAACAGCATGCCCAAAGCCAAGCGCGATAAAATGCTGCTTGGACTCGACGGCGCAGTTGAGGGACAGTATTTCGACTGTTTTGATCCCTGGGAACACGTTATTGACTTGCGTGAAGACCCCGAGGCTATCCAATGGCAACCCTGGCAACCAGTTTGGGCTAGTCAGGACTGGGCCATGGGTGGTCACTACAATGCCTGCTACCTATTTACGAAGGCGTTGGTCAGAACGATTGGCAACGAGTATAGAACCAAGACCGTTTGCTTCAAGGAAATGGTCCTGCAGGGAGGCAAGACACACAAAGTGTGGGCTGGCTTGCTCAAGAGCATGTGCAAACTGAACGGGCAGACCGTAGTTCCAAAGTCGATTTTCTTTTCACATGAAAAATTTTCAAAGCAAGTCACAGGTCACACCCCAGCCGATGAATATTCAGTTGAGCTAAAGGCATTGGGGCTACCCCCTGTAACCAGGGCAGCTGCCGCTGCAGGTGATCGTGTTGGATCGGCCTCAATGGTCTACAACATGCTAAAGAACGGTGAGTTGGTCATCCTCGACAACTGCATCGACATCATCAATGCATTTCCTACACTGATGCGTGATCCAGATATGATGGATGACGTACTCAAAGTGAGTACACGAGGCGATGACTGCTGGGATGCGTTCCGTTATGGTATTTATGGGATGTACAAGTCCCGCAGGAAGCCCGAGGAGCTCACCATTGAAGAGCACGCCAAGAAGTTAGACCCACTAGCTGCACACTTCTACCGTATAAAGATGTTGGCAGAGAGACAAAATGCGAACGTTCCCTTTGTCCAGCAAGAGCAACCTGTATGGCAAAGTAAATGTGGGGCGTAAGGGAGACTCAGATGGACGAAACCCAGTTTTCAGAAACATTCGGAGCACACTTACGGCAATTCCTCAGGGAATTGTTCGGTAGCAGGCTCACGGCGCACCTCGAAGAAGAATTATTGAGGCTGCGTAACGATCACGCTCAAGCTTTGCACGACCGAGATGTGCAAATCGCCGCACTTCGTGAGGAAAAAGCACAATTGAACTCGAAAATCATCATATACGAGAACACTGTGATGGCGCACAGTTCGAAAATGGGTGCTGAGGTGGTCGCTTACTCAAAACCAGAGAAACCTAAGCCGAATTTCTCGTTTGTGGATATGCCTGAGACAAAATCCAGGTGGCAAGCTGTGCAAGACGCTCACAATGAGCAAATGGCTAAGGAAATTGCAGAAGACAATGCAAAAGCTGCAACTGCAGCGCAAAAGGAGTAGTTGTGGCAGAAGAAAAAGAAAAGAAGGGTGAAGTTTCTCACGTCAGTATTTGTAAGGCGAAAAATGGCTACAAAATCTGCTGCTCTTATGAGAGCAGTGAGAAATCCCTAGGCCAGCGCGCTGGCTGGGTGCCATGCATGCCATGTGAGTCCGAGGATTACGTTGAAAAGACCAAAGAGGCGGTAATCAAGCGCCTCGAAGACATTTTGTAACAAAAAGCATAGGAGATCACAATGAGTTTCAAAAGTAAAGACGGCAAGTCGTTCGGGTCGGCCTATGTGGCCAAGAAAAAGGATGCCATGCACGCCGGGGCGACTGAGCCAAGCACATCAATGGGTCCTAAGGACACCACAAGAGACACTGAGGCACCAGAGAAAGCAGCAGTGCCCGCTGAAGAATCCCGTACGAATGACGAAGGCGCAGCCAAGGTTTCGGCTAAGGAAGCCACAGCACCAGACAACGATGTTTTGGCAAACCCCGAGGGTGTGGATGCAGGCGCAGTTGTTGCCGAGCACGGTCCCGCATCGAGCGTGACTACGCATCATGATCACCAAAGTGGTAAACATGTGGTTATTTCACGTCACCCTTCGGGACACATGAATATGAGTCAGCACAAATCACACGGTGAGGCGCATGAAGCTGCAAAACAGCTGTCGGGCCCCGCGAACGAAGAGAATACCGACAAGAATCCCAATGCAGACGCCGGTCAAGGCGATATGTACGGTGGCGGTGAGAACGACGGCTTCAAGATGCCGGGACTAGGCTAAGGAGATCCCATGTACGAAAGTAAACGAGAGCCCGGTAAGAAATTCGGGTCGATCTATGCGGGACGTAAGTTCGACAGCTACGATGCAGGCAAGCAGCCCGGTGAGGAAAACGAGAACGAGCATTCCACACCTAAGGAACATGGCAAGGACAAAGTCAACACTAGTGGTGCCGACAAAACTCCGCACGACAAGCGAAATGTTAGCGCAAGTGTTGAAGACCCCAGTGCAACTGTGCAAGCCCACGGAGCAGCTCACACAACTCATATCACTCATAGCGAGGACGGTAGTCACCGCGTAAATTCCGAGCACTCTGACGGATACCACGGTGAAAGTGAGCACAGCAGTGCCGATGAAGCGCACAATCATGCTGAGCAATTGTCCTTAGAAGCAGGTGGGACTGAGCAGGCGAGCAATGTGAAGCGCAGGGCTCATTACCCTCAGCAGGGAGCTGAGAGTGAAGATCGCAACTACGAGATGCCGGATTTGGTGTAATCATGCCATTCGCATCCAAAGCACAGCAACGCTTTCTCCACGCCAACCCTGAAAAAGTTGGCGGCGAGAAAAAGCTAGCAGAATGGGATAGCTCCACCAACTTCAAAACTCTGCCCGAGAAGAAAAAGAAATTCACATACGCAAAAAAGGGGAAATAATGTTAGGAATAGGAAGAAAGAAACCCGCAAACGAGCCCGCTGACCTAACAGCCGCGCAAGCCACCCCGGGCGCAGGAGCAGGGTCTGGAAAAGGTTCTGCTAAGAAACCCAAGGGCGACGACAAGCAAGCACCTGTCAACATCACAATAAACTCCACAGGTAAAAGCGGAGACGCTGTTGATGGCAAGACGCCCGAGAAGAAGTTTAACTACGCAAAGAAGTCCTAAGAGGAGAATATGGCTGACGCAGAAAACGCAGTACCTACGAATGCGCCCACACCGCTTCCGTATGCTCAGCCAGAGAAGCCTGAGGACTCTCCCTTAGGTGTACTGGCCCCATTTGATTGGTCTTCGGAACCGTTCGTGGAACTTTCTGAAGACGCCAAAGGCGCGCTGATGCAGTTGGATATCATCTGCACAAAGACCGATGTCGCAGCCCGACGCCTTGAGGTAGAACAGGCGTGGGAAGCCATTCACTTTGATAGGGGATACCAGCACCTCCTGCGTGGTAAGCAGGGCGGCTGGATACTGCCCGGGCAAGCCTCAGGTTTCGGACCAACTTCGCAACGAAATAACAACACGATCTATGACACAAACATTTATGGCGCGAAGGGTGACATTATCGTCTCCGCGCTGGCGCGCGAAGTTCCCAAAGTCGAATTCTTCCCCGCTGATCCCGATTATGCTCCAGATATCATAGCAGCTGAAGAGGCTGAGCGATTCAAGGAAATCTGGGCACGCAACAATAACTTGCGCGCACTGCTAGTAGAGTGTTCCAGAATTTTCTGGAATGAGGATAGGGTTCTAGCCTGGACTCGCTACGAATTGAATGGACAGCTGTATGGATTCGAGGGTGATGAGGATGCAAACACCGCCCCAGTTGACGCCGAGGATCTGCTCAATCCACCAGACGACGAGCCTACAGGTCAAGAGGGACTGGATGACGTACTGGAACAGACCGAAGTTCCATCCGACGAGGAATCTGAAGAGACCGATGAAGAGTTAGCCGAAGGAAATGAGCAGACTAACGACAGTCAGCCAGACGGACTAGAGCCAGTCGCTGACAAGAAGCCCAGGGGACGTGAGGTCACAACACTTCACGGTAAACTGGACCACAAAGTTCCCATTGCAGTAGACCAGATAAAGGATATGCAGTTTGTTCAGATCTACGAAGATTTGGATGTAGCTATCGTCAAAGCCAAGTTTCCGTGGATAGCTGATAAGATCACACCCGGTGGAGATGGTCAGTCTGAAGTAGAACTCGATAGAATTGCTCGTGAGAACACAAGACAAGCGGTGCTTGGCGCATATGTGACAGGTGACTCATTTCAGAGACACACCATAGTCAAGCATTCATGGTTTCGTCCATCGATGTTCATGGATGATAAGGTGAATGATACTGTACGCGCTGAATTGATGGAGGCATTCCCTAACGGAGTTCTACTAGTCAAGGCTGGGGCCAATTTCGCCTTCGCACGCAATGAAAGCATCGACAAGCATCTCGCAATATCTCATCCATACTCAGGTAAAGGTCAAAACAGACGCGCCTTAGGCACGTCCATGATCTCCGTCCAGAAACGTATCAATGACTGGGTAGATCTGCTTGACGATTATTTCAAGCGCACCGTAGCCAAGAAGTGGATGAATGCAGAGGCATTCGACATTCAGGCTATCAAGGGACAGAACAATATCCCTGGTAGCACG